CAGCGACTTCAGCAAAAATTACATCAGCAACTGACTCTGCTAATCTTCTATTAAGAGCAACATTTCTTTCGATTTGCTCGTTGAGTTTTTCTTCCATTTCATCAAGTTTATCTACCATACTCTCGATTACATCATATCTATCTTCAGGGATTGAAACATAATGATCTTCAAAAAGTTGCTTCATACCATTGAGGAAGCTCTCAGTCATTTCAGTCTTAAGACCGTGCTCGACTGCAAGAGCATTCTCTTGAATCCACTCATCAGCAACATATTCAAGGTAAGCATCAACTCTATCGGTGAGGCTTTCCTTAATCGCTTCAATTTCTTCTACGAGTGTTTGCTCATAAGAAGCTTGAAGTGATTCTTTAATTTCAGCAACTTTCGATTTGATTGCTGCTTCAAAGATGGTACGTGCTTTCTCTTGGAATTCTTCAGAAAGCTCTTCACCAGCAAGGAGAGCATTGACATCTTCTTCGATATCAAACTCTTCTTCCATTTTCTTTTTCTTCTTACCACCTTCTTCCTCTTCTTCTTCCTCTTCTTCTTCTTCCTCTTCTTCTTCGTGCTTGGCTTCGGTTACTTCCTCTTCGCCCTCTTCGAGTTCCTCTTCGTCTTCGACTTCTACGAGTTCCTCTTCATCTTCAACTTCTTCTTTAGCAACAGTTTGCATTGGTTCTGCAGCCGCTGCCTTAGCATTAACTACATTTCTTACCTGTGCAAGAGTTTTGCCTGGAGTGTTGAGATGTGCTGATTCGTCATCTGGACGATAATTTTCGGGGGTAGGACCACCTAAGTCTTCCCAAGCACCAGTCTGTCCTGGAGTAGCAACTCCAGAAGCATTCTGAGCAATGTTGTGCATTGGTTCGGCAGGTGCAGCCCCTTTGGTTACTACGTTTTCCATTTCTTGTAAATTTCTACCAACGGACATTTGTTTAGATATTTGAATATAATCTATATTTATTTATAAATTATAGATTTGAAAGAAACTCTTGGAACAATTGTACTTTATGTTCCTGGAGAGTTTTTTCATCAACAAGCGTATTTATTCTACGTTTTGTTGATTCTGCGAGTTTTTCACGAAGAATTCCTCCTTCCCAAACCCACTCTTTACCTTCCATAATTCCCTGAACAAAAGCATCAGGAGCAGAAGGGTCGGCAACGATATCAGCAGCAGTTGCTAGCATAAAATCTTCACCAACAATTTTATGACCCTCATTGGTCATCTTTAATGATCCAACACCACGAGAAGAAACACCAAGGCAAACACCTTCACCAATGAGAGATTTTGCAATCTTACCCATTGGTGTTTCTAAGAGTTGTGCCTTGCCAATAAAATTGCTTCCGTTTTGTTCGAGAGAAACAATCTTATGAGAAACTCGGTCAAGATTGACGGTAGGACCATCGGGGTGACCAAGTTCTCCAAGAGCACGACCTTTGGCAACAAATGCTTCATTGTATCTTTTTACCTCACGGGAAAGAGTTTCCATTGGATACATTCTTCCGTTACGGTTACAAATATCACCCTGAAGGAAAATACCTTCAATATACATTTTCTTTTCAGCACCTTTTCCTTCGGTGATGAATTTTACTTGTGATACTTCTTCTGTGATAAGTTTCATTTTTTTATTCGGAAACTAGTTGAACAATTTCTGTTATACTTAAATTAGTTGCTCCACCATCAGAGAGAGCAGCAACTTTTACGCTTCTTGCTATACTTGCTTCAGTTGTAGTTATTACCCCAACAATTGAAGATGTGTTTGCCGATAATGTAATACTAGAATCTGTTATTGCAGTAACTAGTTGGTGAACAGTATTGATTCCAGCAGGTTGTGCATTTTCAATCGTTGCATAATCACCAACAATAAAAGGATTGCCTGCATTTGGAGGTAGTGTTACAACGGTAGAGGAACCAGTTGTAATTCCAGAAACTTTTTGTCTGGCAATTCTTTCCTTCAAAACTTCATTTCCATAAGGAGAAATATAAAAAGAATTGGTCGATACTGTTGGATTCCCACCTGTTTCCACATAAACCGCTGTTAATCCTGCAGCAACTCTAATATATCCACTTTTTAATGCAATAGGATTACTCGTTGCTGCTACAGAAACAGTCGGAGAAATTCTATTTACGTTTTGAACAATTTTTATTGCCATTATTCGTTTTCTCCTGTTTGATCTTCATTACCAAACATAATTGCTGCAATTTCTGGACGAGCAGCATCTACTCTTTCTGCAGCTTTGGAATATAGTAATTCTTTAATTCTGGTGGAAACATCCGAAGGTGCTCCATCAGTTGCAATCAAATCGATAAGTTCTTCCATAAAAGTAGTTTATATTTATAAGATTATTTATATCTTCCCACCTTTGGGTTCAGATGGTATTTCTGATGCAGCAGATTCAGTTGGTACTTCACCCAGTGCTGGTCCTTCACCAACTGTACCTTCAGGAGGAGTGCCTTCTGGTGGTAGAGGATTTCCCATCTCATCTACTGGTGCATTAGGATCTGGGAGAATACCTTTTGAAATTTCATCTTCAATTTGTTCATCAATTTCGATAATTTCAGCATCTGTTTGGCGAAGAATCTTTTTACGCACATACTCTGTAGAATAATACTTACCAATATAAGGTTCAATTTGCGTCATCAAAGATACGCGATTTGTCAGAATCTCTGCTTCTTTAAGTTCTGCAAAATGATTGTCATACAGAAAATCATACTGAATATGATCTTCCATTCTTTCCCAATCTTCTGGAGAAACAATATTCTTCAGAAGAAGTTGAGTACGAAGCATATCATTGAACATATTTGAGAAACGCTTTCTAAGTCTCCCTACAAACTTAGAAAACTTAAGTTCATCTCTCAGAATTTCTGATGAGCGTCCAAGATTGAATCCATCACCACCACCAGCAATTCTTGTTTCTGGAACTCCTAATGCCCTATAAAGTTTTTTCTGGAAATATTCAATATCAGCAAGTTCTCCAAGATTTTGACCACCTGGAAGAGTTGTGATTTCAGTTCCTCTACCACCTTCTCTTCTTGGAAGCCAAAAGTCTTCAAGCATCGCCATATACTTACGATCATCACGAATTTCTCCAGTATTCGCATCATAAACAAGTTTGTTACGATAGCGACTCATCACTTCTTTAAGATATTGTTCTGCCTTAACTTTTGGTAAGTTGCCAACATCAATATAGAAAATTCTACGCTCTGGAGCACGGGATAATCTATAAATCACCAAAGAGTCTTCAATCATTCTTAATTGATTGAGTGCTTTGATTGCTTTGTGTAGATATGAGAGAACCGTTCCTTTATTTCTATCAACTAATCCTGATGTGCAATAAGTAATCGAATCTTTTGCAATTTTGAGAGATCCTTTTGATGCTCCACTTAAGGAACCCATAGGATAATTTGGTGCGGGGGAATATATGAAATATTCTTCAACATCAGAATAACTCATTTCTGAGTTAGTAAGATTTGCGTTTGCGGTTAGAGTACTTACAATAGGATTGCCATTTTTGCCATTCGTCTTTACCTCTTGACGAACGTGCTTCATTTTCATTGGATCAATATATCTAATTTCTTTAATGCCCTCGTGTGGTTTTTTAGTATCGATAACCTTTAGATAATATAATCTACCATCAACATACCAATTTCTAAAAATTTCGTGACATTTTCTATCAAAATCCATCATTTCTTTGATAGATTTAAATTCATCTCTGATTGCTTTCTTTAGTTTATCACTTGCGTTTAAGTTTGATAATTCAATTTCAACGGGAGAATCATAAAGATCACTTACAATTGCCTCATTTACAACGTCTTCAATCGCAGCATCACATTCTGGATGTAACGCCATTTCACGATAACGACGCATTAAATCGAACTCAGTTCTATAGACACCTTCTATATCTACATACTGACCATAAAACCCAGATTGAATAAAATAATCAACCCCGTCCTCATCTGTCTGAGGAACGGGGGATACTATAGATTTAGATTTTTCTTCTGTATCTTCAATCGAAAAACCAAAAAGTTTCGCCATTTTATAAATTTAAACTGTTATTTTACTATTTAGTTAATGTCTTCACCACCAGCAGCAGGAGATGTTCCTTTAACTGCTTCCCACCAGAGAACTTGCATTTCAACTGTGAATTCTTGAATCGAATCCGTACCATAATCTAGAGGAATGTTGCTGATGTTTGTTGGGAAAATATCATAGAAATGATATGCTCTTAAAGTGGTACCATCACGATTAAGTTGATAAACAAAAGCATCTGCCTGATATGCTGCAGGATCAGTTGCACCTGTGTTATCGGAAACTCTATTAATTGCATTCATCCACTTTTCAAAAGCAGAACGAATTGCAAAATCAGTGTCGTTAATAACTCCGATTGTCCAAGATTCAAATGTACGATCCCCAGCAAGTTTTAAGGTTCTTCCACGGAAAGAAACTTCCAGAGGAGTAACACTTGATGCTGGAAGAGCAGCAGACTTAACTAAAAATCTTGCTTTATCTAAGGTATTAACATCTGCTGGAGCAATGTCAGGGAAAGAAAGAACAACTTCAAAAAGATTACTTCTTGTACCACCACCAGATAACTTACTTTTGAAGTCAGTAATCTTCCTTAAAGGAGGTGGATTTAATTGCTGTCTGGTTGCCATAGTTTTTTAAACCTCTAAATTAAAAGTTTCCGATTACTTCTTCAAAATCAACACCAGTCTTGGTGGCAATAAAATTCAGTCCAATGAAGTTGATTGATCTTGCTGGTTTGATAAAGATATCAGCTCTAAATTCATTACTATCTATCACTGCAGCAGTGTTATTTGTTTCATCGCAAACTACAACATAATCAAAAATTCCTCTCTTCGCTTGAACATCACGGAGGAAAGGTTCAACGGTGTTTACAAAGTTTGTTCTTGTAATCTCATCGTTAAATTCGAAGAGAGCATCTTTTGCTGCTTGCGAGATAGCATTTTCAAGATAAACGAACAGGCGACGAACGTTGATGCGATCAAATGCCGATGCCTTAGCAAGTCCAGTCTTATCTCCAAACAGAATAATACCAGATCCAGGTGAGAAGACTACTGGGTTGATTCTATTTGAATAGAGAGTGTCTCTTTGTGATTTTGTTGGATTGTATGCAAGTTTAACTGCATTCAGAATGGCACCTCTTGTTGTTCCTGCTGGCGAATACCAAGGGAAGTTATTAATATCATTGCGGGCACAGAGACCTGCCATATCACCATTTAGTGGAACATATCTGAAAGTATTTGCAAATCTATCGTACATGTATTTGTAACCACTATCAAATACTGCATAAGATGATGAAGTGATAGGGGCATAGAATGAAACAAGATTTGTAGTAATATCACTTGCAGAACGAACTGTTACTGCACCTTGCTCAGTTGTATCAGTTAAAGCAGCACCTCTATAAGGGGAAATGAATGCCAGAGCATCTTTTCTCAGTTCTGCAACTGAAATAATTTTATTTGCAAGAGCTTGGGCGGTTTCTTTTGCATATGATGCAGATCCCATCAGTAAGAAATCTACGGTGTAATTATCAGTAGATTCAAACAGATCATATCCATCCGACAATTCTCCAAGAGATGCTGTAAGAGCACCAGTCGTACCAATGCTTACCTTTCCAGCATAATCTGCACCTTTGGATAATACATTGTTTGATGCTCCAGAGGCAGCAAAGATAACTCCATCTGCTGGTTGATCCCAAGCATTGTCTGTTGCAGGTGTATAATTACCTGTGAATCCAGTCGTTACGATTCCTGTTGGAGATCCTAATCCAAAAATATAATTTGAATTATTTGCTAAGTATTTTCTCCAGTTAGAAGGATCTCCAACAGAGAACTCAGCATCAGAAGCTTTTGATATAGATAAATGCTTTTCAAGAATTGTTCCAGCATTGCCACTGATTGAACCTAAACCATCAATGACTACAACGTGAACTTCATCGAATCGTGATCCTCTCGCTGAGGCGTATGCAGAGGTACCAGGGGCTGGTGCGATACTGCTCCAGTCAGTGTTAGAATTTGTTGTTAGCCCAATTTTTTGCTGACTAAACCAATCTACACGAGTAGAAACTGTAGTGGTTGCAATTCCTACACCACTATTGGTTAAAACTGAGATGTTTTGATCAGTATAGAAGCTATAAATTCCACTTTGCTGATAATCAACAGATGTTTCTGTACCAGCAGCAGAAACGTGACTTAGAACTTTAACATCAAGTGTTCCAGTTCCAATTCCCGTGATAATTCCTTTTAAGTATCCATCTAAAACTGATGTAGAACCAGCACCAGGATTAACCCTTCCACTAACTGATTGGGATACTCCATAACCAACTACAGCGCCAGTAGTTGTAAGACCTAAGGTTTGATCTGCTTTAGAATCAATAATTGCAACTCTAAGTCCATTTGACCATGTACCAGGATTTCTTGCTGCAACTACAACATTAGCAACAGTATTTTCATCATAACCTAATAAGTTATAATGCTCTAAACTATCAATCTTTACGCTAGCAGCAGCACCAACCATTCCATTGACTAAACCAATATCATTTGCTCTTACTACTCTAAGAGATCCACCATAAGCAAGATATGATGATGCAGTTAACCAATTTTCATAATGCTTGTCAGTTGCATAAGATTGACCAAAAATATTCAATAAATCATTTTCATTTTCTACTAATGTTGGTACGTCTACAGGTCCTCTAGCAAAAGGTGCTACGATTGCTCCAGTTTTATTGGATGATGGAGCAACTCTTCCGAGTGTTAAATCAAATTCCTTTACTACAATTCCAGGAGATGCTAAATTTAGCGGCATCTTTATTCTCCGTGTTATCCAGAATTAATCTAGAAATATTTATGAAAATGCTTATTTTAATTGGGGAAACGCTGCATGAATGTTCACCAATCAGGATATTGCCACTCGCTAGAATATGCTTTGCTTTTTTTAGATTCTTGAATTCTTTTAATCGTGCAATCTTTGCACTCATATGAGTATGATGAGATAAGTGTATTATTTTTTCTTGTTTTATAAAAACTATCTAATAAATTTTTTTTTATTCCGCAAACTCTACATTTCCTTTCTGTGAAAAATAAATGCTCTACTTCAAATTGCTCTTCTAAATCCATTATCTATATTCCCACATATAAGATCGATCACCATATTCATCTAAGTTCCAAACTTCTAATGGTTGATTTCCGGAATTCTGAGCAGTAGATAACCATCTGTCTCCGGTACTCTGTTCAACAAAAGATTCCATATCATCTAATCCATCAGAAATAAATCCGAACGGAGACATATCTTGTTCTATCTGATTTTTTTGTTCTTCATAAATTCTTTTACGAACATCATTGTCCGTCATTTCTTTGAAATAATCCTGAGCAACTAACCAAGAAAAAATAACAAGACACATTGCTAAATCATCATTACATCCTTCTTCTGCTTCAAAAGAATTATGCCTCTGAGCAAAAGTGGTTAATTCTGAAATGATATCATAATCAACTGTAAGTAGTTTATCATCTTCTAATAAAGTCTTTAGGTTAGAACACCCAAGTTTTTTAACCGCAGCAGTCATTCTCACACCAAGTTGGGATTTCTTTCCACTAAATCCTGATCCAACTAATTGCCCAGCACGACCTCTCATTGCACACATCAAAACATTATCATATTCCAAATCAAAATGGAGAATGTTTGCTACCTGATCACCAATATCATTGACTTCTATCAATAACCAAGAATTATTATATCCCTTTGCAACTTCATTAATAATGCTGGGAAACAGCATTGGTTTGATTTCATTGTTCCTATATTTTGCAACTACTTTATATGGGAACTCTGTAATATCAAAAACAATAAATGCTGAATAATCATTTCCAAGACCACGAGCAACATCAACTGTCATCAAATAGTTATGTTCTTCTTTTGGATGCTCATAAACATCTAGTCCAGCATTTCTCTTGATAGGATCCTCATATACAAGATTTCTAAGTTTTGCTGGATTAATCAGTGTATTGACAGACCCTAAAAATTCACATTCAAATTCAACTTTAAACTGCTGTTCTGAAGTGTTAGCAATTGTTTGTTCTTTCCAAACAGCGTCTCTACCAGGTACTTCTGACCAATGAACATCTGTGGGGACATATTCGTTCTTGCCCCTCTCAGAGTCATGCCACATACGGTAGAAGTGATTCATACCGCGTGGTGTAGAAACGATAATTACCTTCGTGCTTTGTCCAGAAGAA